TCGCCGTTAACGATTGCTACATACATTTCTCTCTTTGTCATTTTAGTGCCTTTCTTCGACTTGAGGCAGTCGACGCCAGTTACATTTTTTTTAAAGGGGAGAAGTTACTTTTCTCTCTCACTTTCTATATATATTATAGCGGAATTTTCAGAACTTTTCAAATTATTTTTCTTTGAATCCCGCGGGGAAAGTGAAGGGATACTCGTTCGTAACTATAAGTTCTCCTTTCTCTTTCCTTCACTTTCTATATATATTATAATGGAATTTTCACATTTATTCAAATTATAAGTTGTGGGAACGCAGACGAATGCGCCGATGCAGCTCGTGGGATGCGCGCTCAAAATTTGACAAAATTTTTCAAATTTCCAGGTGGGTGCAGCTCCAAAGAAATTTGATTTTAAAAGTCAAATTTTGCGGCGGCCCGGTTCGTTGGAGAATTGCAGCTCCTTTTCGTGCGCCGGACCCAGCTCCCTCGCAGCCGCCATCCGCAGCTCCCTGTTGCGGCCCAGCTGCAGCTCCATCGCAGCTCCCTAATGCAGCTCCCTCACGGCCAACACCCGCGGCGCGCCCACGCGGCACACGAACGTATGTTCGGAACGTTTGTTCGTATACATGTATACAAACGTTTGTTCGAGTTAGAGACAACTAATTGTTAATAAATTATTAACAAACTCGTCCCAAAATTTGACTTTGTTAAAAATTTGACAATCGGCCCGGGCAATGGACCGGGCGCATCGAACATATGTTCGGTACGTAGATCGCCCGGGCGCATCGAACATATGTTCGATACGTAGATCGCCCGGGCGCCGTTGACGATAACTATATTATCGCCACTAGTTAACCAATAAAAAAGAGAGGTTAACCCTCTCTCTTTTCGGCAATTTCTGCCTTACGCTTGCGGAGTTCGGCATCGCGTGCGATTTTCTTCGCCTTTTCTGCCTTGCGTTCCTCTGCCTTGCGTTCCTTTTCTGCAAGGTTGTGAACGTAGTCCTCTGCGAGTGCATAGCCATCGTATGGCTCAGTGCCTTTGTTCGCACCTGTAGGCACTTTGAAGTTGATAACGATGAAGTCCTCGTTTCCTTCGCAACCTACGCAAGGAATTGCGATTTCGTTGGACTTGACGCGAAGGACTTCTTCGCCACTCTCAAAGAGGAATCTTGACACTCTGTCAAGGAAGTCTGCTCTGATGAGTTCACGTTCTGCTTTTCTTGATATTGCCATAGGACACCTAACCTTTCATTTCGAACCTTTATCTTACAATAGAATTATATCACTCGTTGATATACTTGTCAAGCGATTTTTTAAAATCTCTGCGAAATTTTTTATGCTGTTCTTTTTTATCACTGCGAATAGAGTTTAAGCGTGCGTGTTCGCAATAGTAATGGCGTGCGAATTTATCTTCAAAAGTTTCTTTCTTGTGTGCGTTGCGTCTCATTGTCTTACCTCCTTACAATATAATTATACTGATATTTTAAGATAATTCAAGTTCTTTAAAAAGTACAAGATTTAGGAAAGTTTGTCTTGACTAACTCTGCGGCCGCCCGGTCCGGAAAAAGATTGTTGTTAATTTATTAACAAGGCCCGGGCGCAGAGTTCGAACGTTTGTTCGTTTATGGGTAAATAAAAAAGATGTGGCGATTACCACATCTTTGTTTCAAAGTTAAATCCATCTAACTCAAGACACTTCAGCAAAATTTTGTATTCAATTTCTGAATCTGCAAGTGCTGTGTGTTCTTCGATAAAATCTCTATCAAAGAAATACTGCGCTACAATTTCCGCTGTGTATCTGTTTGCATTTCTTGCAGTAAGATAATTGTTAACCTTACAAAATTCTCTGTAATTGTCAACCGCTTTTAATACGTTGCGAGAGAGTGCGAGAATATCGTGAAATTCTGTGCCGTAAGGGAAGAAATATCTGTACTTTGATTTTGTAAGGTATCTCTGTGTTGTGGCGAGTGCGCAATAGTCGAATCTGCAATTATAAGCATAAACCTTTGTTATGTTATTCTCTTTCATAATGTGGCGCAGAGTCCACTTAATGTTATTGAAAGAAGTTAGAGTTCTCGAACCATTTTTAATTTCATTCCAATACTGTGGGATTTTATCTGCGAAGTATGCCGAAGCCATAAGTTCTTTATCGCAAAATACATCTGCATTTACGAACGAGTGTTTGGAATAGATTGTGCCGTTGTAGTCTGCGACTATGAAACCACAATCATATACAAGTGCGTCATCGAGTGAGTTAGTTGTTTCTGTGTCAATTATGAGTATCTTTTCCATTTTGTTTTTCCTTTCTCTTGATTACAATGTAATTATAAAGGATTTGTTTTAGGAAGTCAACCCTTTTTTATGTTTTTATGTCGAAACAATCGCGTTAATTTTTTAACAATGCGGCCCGGGCGACTCGACACATAACTAATATGTGTCAAGTCCACTCATTTCGGCTTCAAAATATGAAATTTCACCGCAGAATTTAGGGTCTTTGAAATAGGTATAAGCACACAGATATGCCTTTTCTTTCGAATCTGTTTCAACGATGAAGTCCTCACCTGAGTCATAATCGTGGAATAGATAATTTTTCATTTTTAATTCTCCTTTCCAAGATAATGTATTTCTATCAATCTAATTGCTTTCTTTTTATTCTGTTCTGAATGATAACCACTTCTTATCCATTCGATTGCTTCTGTTTTTGTCATTGTACCATTATCTATTTGACGTATTGCACTTTCATAAATTTTATGATACATTTTCAATTCTCCTTTCTTTTGATACCTAATTATAGCAATAATTTTACGTCTTGTCAACATTTATTTTTAAAAAAGTTTGTTGTTAATTTATTAACGAACTTTGCGCCCGGGCGATCGGACCGGCCCGCGCGAACGTATGTTCGTTTTCTGTGTACGAAAAAACGCACTTGCGTGCGTTCTTTCTGAAAGGAGGATAAAGAAATGAAAACCATTTAAGTGGGGTGGGACTTATGGCGCCCACTATGCCATTTTGTTAGGCGAGAAAGTAACCTTTCTGCGTTCCCTTTCCCTTAACCTTTACATCGACAGACTGAACGCCCTCGACTTTCTTAACGAGTGCCGATGCTTTCTGCGTTGAAATCTCGCAGAGTTCCGCAATCTTTGATGCAAGCATTGGCTCATCTGTGAGGACTCTCGAAATTGCTTCGATGATTGGCTTGTTAGCAATCTGAGTCTTTGACTCTCTCTCGCTACGCTTTGCGTTTCTTGCATCGAGTTTTGCGATTGCTTCAGTTGCGAACGAAGTCATTTCCTCATTGATGTTGGCGTTAATTACTGCGTTGTAGAAATCTCTGTTAGTCATAGTACATTTTTCCTTTCTTTTTTTAACTCTTTACTTTGTGATTTTATTATAACTGATTTTTTAAGGTTTGTCAAGACTTTTTTAGAACTTTTTTAATTTTTTATTCTGTTCTTTTCCATTCCTCTTGACAATTATATTGTAGCACACTTTTGAAGTTGTGTCAATATCTTTTTTATGTTTTTTTATGTTTTTTAAGTCGACTTGGGGAGTGCTCTTAATTACAGTGTCGCGAGTATAATCAGTGTTGCTCTCCCCTTGACACTTATAATTATAATGATTTTGGAAGAAAAGTCAACACTTTTTTCATAAGTTATTTTTTTAACAATCGCGCCCGGGCCATTCAGAACATATGTTCGACTGCGCGCAGTGTAAATAAAAAGAAGAATGTTAACATTCTTCTTCAAATTTTTCATATTCTTCTTTGGTAATTTTGGTTAATATGCAGTTATCATAACCGTCAAACCACCAATCGAGAAAAAGGTTTAAACCTTCATCATAATTTTCGGCTACATCAAGAAGATAATTTTTTTTCTTATCTGCATAAATTCCATAATATTCCATTGTTAACTCCTTTCTATGCAATCCCTTTCAGTATCTCGATAATGTTATTCACATCGAACGCTTTACCTTTCCATTCTTTTCTGTTTGGTTCTTCATCATCGAAAAGGATTCCGTTTATATCGTCAACCATTGTGGACTTTGGCGTTCCGTACTTTCCGATTTTTATTTCATCAAACTGAACGCTTTTAAGGTGAGTGCTAAGCCATTCGATTTTTGCGTTGGTGACTTTTATATCGTAGTTTTCACTTGCGTTCTTTGCTAACCACGAAACGATGCCAATTTTGTGTCCGTTTCTCTGCAATTTGTTGAGAAGTCTTGCGAGTGTTGCAAGTCTAATGAGTGGTTCTGCGTCTGTGTATGGGCTTGCATCTTCATTTCTGAGTTTTGGGAGCCAATTTTCTACTGCGTAGAGATTTGCGATTGTTCCGTCCATATCGAAGTAAATTGTCATTGTCTTATTCTCCTTTCCTTTTGTACCTTTATTATAAAGGATAGATTAAAGGAAGTCAACCCCTTTTTTATGTTTTTCTTTGTTTTTATATCGTGAAATTTTTCACAAGGCGCCCGGTCCAAAGTTTGTTGTTAATTTATTAACAATCCCGCCCGGGCGGCCGCGAACATACGTTCGATTCTGTGCCAATAAAAAGGGGTTAGCGTATGCTAACCCCTTTCGCTTAGGCGAAGAAGTATCCCTTCTGTGTGCCCTTGCCCTTTACCTTGACATCACACACACTGACACCTTCAACCTTCTTGACGAGTGCGCTCGCCTTCTGTGTGGAAACTCCCATTTCCGAAGCAAGTTCACTTGCGAGTTTCGGCTCAGAAGTGAGAAGGGTTGCTATCTTCTCGATGAGTGGTGCGTTTTCCTTCTGTGTCTTGGAAGGTGTGGACGCTCTCTTGGCGTTGCGTGCATCGAGTTTTGCGATTGCATCTGTGGCAAAAGCCTTGAGTTCATCGTTGTCAACGGAAGCGATAACTGCTGTGAAGAATTCTCTCTGTGTCATAGTACATTTTCCTTTCTACTGACTTGGGTTTATCTTTACTGTGATTATATTGTATCAGATTTTTCTCAATCTGTCAATACCTTTTTTATGTTTTTCTTTGTTTTTTAAGTCGACTTGGGGAGATGTCCTTTACTTATAGTCTAGAATTCAGTAGGGTTTCTCATCTCCCCTTGCCATTGACTAATTGCTAAAGGGTTACCATTATTTTTTTCGCTTTCGCTTTTCAGTTACTCACTCCCTTTAACAATTATATTGTACCACATCTCTGTGATATTGTCAAGAGGTAATTTCTACTTTTCTCAAAATCTTTTTAAGAACCAACCTCCTACCTCGATTTCCCTCTTGACAATATAATGATAACATACCCTTATGGGAAAGTCAACATATTTTTTGTATTTGTCTGTGTACAATCGCGTTAATTTTTTAACAAAGTGCGCCCGGGCGATCGCCCGGACCGACCGAACATATGTTCGATGAAGAGGCAAAATAAAACTCCGACTAACAGTCGAAGTCGTAGCAACCCATGTATGGGTTGAATCCTACTTCATAGAATTCGTCGTGGTCGTGATAATATTCGTCGAAGTCGTCTTCGACTTCGTAGTCGAAGAAGTCTTCATCGACTTCGACCTCTTCCATAGCAACGGCGTATTCCATTACATCGAGTTCACACATCAGCATTGCGTTTCTCCTTTCCGTTCTCCTTTACTATAGTTATATTATACCACGGATTTTTTACTCTGTCAACAACTTTTTAAAAATTTTTTTAATCGGTTTCTGTTGCCGAGTACCGATGAACTCCGAGTCTTACTCAGTGGCGAGGACGTACTCCGTAGCAATCTTTGTAGATGTCCGAGTAGATTCCCCAATCGATCGGGTCGTCACTCTTGCACGCTCTGCGGTATGCTCTGTCGAGATTTTCCCACATTCTGCGCTCATCTTCGATTGCTCTGCGTTCCTCTTCGAGAATTTCGATAGTTTCTGCGGAGAGGTGGCAAACGCATCCTCTGATGACGTATTCGTAAAGCACTGAATTTCTCCTTTCCTTTAGTATGGTTATATTATAGCATGGAGTTTGGATTTTGTCAACACCTTTTTTAAAATTATTTTTAATTTTTTCATCCATACACGCGCCCGTGTGTTTCCTGGCGGCCCGGACCGGCCCGGCGTCGAAGGCGAACATATGTTCGGTTTGTGATTAAAAAAATAGACCTTGCGGTCTATCTTCTAATTTCAAATTCTTCTTGATTATCGTAAGTCTCAAGATATTCAATTGCTTCTTCAAGTGTTGCGAATGAAAATTCAAAACCTGATTCGATATGGATGAGTCTGTACATTGTTTTCTCCTTTCGTTTCTTTCCTTACCTTGTATCTATATTATAGCATGGATGAAGAGGAGTGTCAATAGATTTTGAAAAATTTTTTGTACTTAAATCCGTACAAGGCGGCCGGCCCGGGCGATCCGGCCCACGATCGGCCCCGCGCGGAATACGTCTAGAAGGCCGTATTTTGCCCTTAGACGAAAGAAAAAGGTCTATGCGACCTTTTCTTCGAGATACTGAACAATTTTGTTCTCACAGAGTTTAAATCTTACTTTCTGTTCAGATTCATAATATTTTGCGGCGAATTTTGTAAATTCTTTCATTTCGATTTCACTCATATAGTATAAGTCTACCATTTCGCCATAATCGTGAACCCATATATACTGTGTATTCGGAAGTTCATCAGCAAAGAATCTTTTACAAAATTCATTGAATCCGAGACCCCTCAAGTCTTTTCTGTCTGAAAGTCCACAGTTCCAAGATTTAACGCTCGCCTTTATTTCTTCAATATCCCAACCCTTATCGGCTCTTGTGTTGGCATCTTTTTTTGGTTCATATCCGAGAACCGATTTAGCAAGACATTCGCAATAGTCGCCATGATTCATAAAGTGCTTACCACCATCTATTGAATACTTTGCATTTTTTCTATCTGCTTCGAAAATATACGACAGATTGTTTTCATAAGTTTCTTTTCTCATTGTTTTCTTCCTTTCTTTATCTCTTTCCTTTGACAATTATATGATAACACTTTGTGCTCGCCCTGTCAATACCTTTTTTAAACTTTTTTAAAAAATTTTTTTCGCGCAAATGTTTCCGAAAACGTTTTCGCAACTTTTCAACTATGCCGAGATAACTAATTTTCGGAATAGTTGATTGAACGAAGTTTCAACGGTTTGAAGGTCGAAAATCGCCAACTATTCCCTAAAAACTAATTTTCGGAATAGTTGAATGAAATGTTGCGAAAACGTTTTCGCAAACGGCCCGGGCGCACCGAACGTATGTTCGCCTTTTGCCCAATAAAAAAAGGGTTGACGAATGTCAACCCCTTTGAAGGACTACTCTGCGAGTGCGTAACCCTTCTGCTTGCCCTTCTTCGGAACCTTCACTTCCGAAACCTCAAGACCTTCAATCTGTCTGAGAAGTGCGCTTGCCTTCTGAGTCGAAATACCAACGAGTGTGGCAACCTCAGAAGCAACCTTTGGCTCAGAAGTCAGAACCTCGAGAATCTTTGCCTTTACAGACTCATTCTCTATTGACCTCTTTGAAGGCTTGGACGCCCTCTTTGCGTTCCTCTCGTCAAGTTTCTCGATTGCACTTGATGCGTGAGCGATAACGTCCTCATTGATTGTGCCATTAACGATTGCTGTGTAGAATTCTCTGTTTGTCATAATTTTGTTTTCCTTTCTTTTTATTAACTCTTTACCTTGTGATTATATTGTAGCAAACTTTTTAGTGTTTGTCAATACCTTTTTAAAAAGTTTTGGAAGTTTTTTGGTAGTGCTTGAACTTTGTCTGCTTGCTACTTTGTAGTGAGGTAACTTCCAAACTCTGCTACCTATGTGGAAAAGGGCTTTGTGGTAGTGCTTGAACTTTGTCTGCTTGCTACTTTGGAGTGAAGATGCCCTTTTTGAACTTCTCTCTCCCTTTGTTGTCTATATTATATCAGAGTTTCGAACCTTTGTCAATACCTTTTTTTAATTTTTTTTTATTTTCTTTTTAGGATTGATTTCTGTGTTCTTTCCTCTTGACAATATAAGTATAAGCGAATTTCGGGAAAATGTCAAGAACTTTTTTAAAAGTTAATTTTTTAACAATCCGCGGACCGGGCCAATAAAAAAAAACGAACTTGCGTTCGTTTTCTCTTATATCATATTATATCCGAGTGCCTGATGTTCTCTTGCGATTTCGATGACTTTTTTGTCTTCGATTCCATATCTTCTAATCTGATTCGGTCTTGCGATTAACTTTGTAATCATTTTCTTTGTTCTTGCATTTCTGATAATGATTATGCCGTTGGTTGTGATTGTGTGAAGTTCTGCGCCGTTTGGGTGTCCTTTGTCAACTTCTACTGTTTTGATTTCTTTGCCGATTCCAATCTGCTGAATGAGTTTTTCTCTGATGATGCGGTCTCTGTTGTAATGTCTGCTTGTCATTGTTTTGATCTCCTTTCCTTTCTTTCTGTCTATATTATAGACTATGAAGAGGAGTTTGTCAATAGATAATTATGTTTTTCTTTGTTTTTATGACCGGCCGCCCTCTGCGAACATATGTTCATTTTCACACAAAATAAAAAGGGCTATTCGCCCTTTTCTGCAATCTCTTTTTTCTTTTCTCTGATTGCTTTATCCTTTGCTATTTTCTTTTCTTTTTCTTTTGCTTTCTGTTTCGCCTTTTCTTCTTTCTCGGCGAGTTTCATTTCATAATCTGTTGCGAGTTCATAACCGTCATATGGTTCTGTTCCCTTGTTTGCTCCCGTTGGCACTTTTACAGTTACAACGATAAAGTCCTCATTACCCTCACAACCTACAACGGGAATCGCTATTTCATTTGATTTAACTCTTAATACTTCCTCGTCTCTGTCAAGGAATGAATCAATAATTGCTTTCAGATATTCCTCTCTCAAAAGTTCTCTTTCTACTTTTCTTGATATTGCCATATTTTTTTTCTCCTTTCTTATTTTCTATAATTATTATATCATATTTTATAACAAAAGTCAAGTTTTTATTTTAAAACAACGTAACCATAAACGGCACATAGAACATAAACGGCAATGACATTATAAGTAAGAAGCCAAAGAACTCACGTTCGTAAACATCTGCGAGAACCGCACAAGTGATAGCGAATACAAGCCAAAGTATAAAAATGATTGTTAACATTGTTTTTTCTCCTTTCTTTTATATTAATATTATAATCGAATCTTAAAAGAAAGTCAACTATATAAACGAACATTAAGAAACGAACGTATGTTCGTCGAGTGCGCCCGGTCGAACTTTGTTGTTAAATTATTAACAAATAACGGCCCGGCGCAGTGAACGTATGTTCGAATACGTAATAAAAAATAAGTCTCTCGACTTATTCATCATAATAACCCGATTCAATTTTATTCTCTATCTCTTTTTCTGCGTTCTGTCTTATGTCATCGCCATATTGAAGATTTCCAAGTATTAAGCCCATTACTGTTCCTAAAAGTATTGCGATTGAAAGTGTCATTTCTTTTCTCCTTTTTCTTCTCTATGGTTATATTATACTTTATCTATAACCATTTGTCAAGTCTATTTTTATTTATTTTTTCTCTTTTCTTTCTCTTGTCTGTATAAACACCTGTTCTAAATGGTATGTCCTGTATTGGCTTAGTCTGTCTTATTACATCAATACCCTTTATCGTTCCTACTGTTATATTCTTCTTCTTTGCCATCTCTACGCCCTCCCTAAGTGTTCAAGTCTAATCGGCATTACTGCGATGTAGAGTCTTGTCAACTCGTCTATTGTCTTTCTCATATAGTGGTTGCGTTCTGTTTCCTTAATGCAACCGAGAATTATCATTCTGTTAATCATTTCTTTCTTTGTCATTTTTCTTTCCTCTCTTTCTTTATCTACCTATATTATAGTCGATAAAAAATGAAAATGCAACATCTTTTTATGTTTTTCTTTGTTTTTTTATTCTGCGCCCGGACGCATTCGCGCGAACATATGTTCGATGAAGAGGATAAAAAAATAAGCCTTTCGGCTTATTCATAATCTGCAATTACTTCACAGTCTCCGAAGAAGAATCTCTCTGCCCACTCTTCCTTAATGTATCTATCACTTTTCTTTACCAGTGACTCAATAACCTCTTCAACCTCTTCACAATCAAGTTCACTCATTATGATGTAAAGTGCCTCTTCCTCTTCTACTACGATGACTCCGAGTCCCTTAAGCATTTCGATAATCTCACTTCTCTTCATTTTATTTTCCTCTCTTTCTGTTTTCTGTTTTTCTCTTTTCTATGTCTATATTATAGCAATAAAATCCGGACTTGTCAACACTTTTTTCAAACTTTTTTATTTTTTTTTATTGTTAATAATTTAACAACAATCTCCCCTATTATATATACTCGTTAATAATTTAACAACAAACTTCCGAACATATGTTCGAGGAAAATCCCCTTAAAAAAATAAGAGGTTTTAACCTCTCATTCTTATCATCTGACCTTCATTTATGAAAGTTGCCTTTTCAAACTTTATCTGATATTTTACTCCGTCAACTGTGATGTCTCCGTCTACTGTGTATGGTACATTGTCTTTTGTCCATGTCTGTCCGAAGTACTCAGTGATTAACTTCTCTATTACTTCGCCTTTGTTGTACTTGCTTTCACTAACAAGTGTATTGAACATCTCTGTTGAACAGAGTACGAAGGACTTGCCACTCATAAGCGCTACCTTCTCACTGTTGTTAGGCTTGAATCTGATTGAATAGCCCTGTCCTTTGCTTGCCTTGTCGAGTTTAACTCCTGTGTTGAAGAGTTCAACGTTTGTTGTGACTACTGCGATGATGTTACCTTTGTAGTTGAACGCTACGATATAGTTGTGAGTTGCGCTTGTCTCGTTGTAGAAGTTAATGAGTGTGTTTCTGATGATTGTCTTTTCCATTGTCTTATCTCCTCTCTCTTTGTTGTCTATAGTATACTACTAAAGACCGGACACGTCAACCCCTAAATTGAAATTTGTTTTGTTTTTATATCAATACAATTGTGTTAAACTTTTAACAATCTACGGACTTACTTCTGAAGAGAAACACAACTTCGATGTGTTAAAAAATTAACAATCGACCTCCCAATGAAGAGGATTGCTTTAACACTTTAGCGCGCTAAAGCGAAACGCCCCACAACAAGAGGAAGTTCAAAAGAGAACGAAAACGAACGTATGTTCGTTTTCGTTCCCCAAGGAACAAACATATGTTCGTTCGAAATCCCAACAGACGGGGTATTTCTTTTAAAACGATACCGTTAAATATTTGCCCTTACTTATGAAGAGGGACTCCTATTTTTTACAAAAGTAGTTCCTTGAAAAAGGTTGTTAAATTTTTAACAAATGAATCCCAAGAGAAGTAGGAGAACGAACATAACCCGGGGTCTGTTCTCGGAAAAGAACATTTGTTCGTCGCCAAATGTCAGGGCGCCTGGAAAATTATCTCCACGAAATTAAAAATCAAAAATAAAAAGACCTACACGTAGTAGGCCTTTCTTTTCCCCTTATTCTTAACCTTAACATCACAGCTCTTAATCCGTCCTTCTCGTATGAGGTTCGTACAAATCGCCGTTAACCTTTGACGCGACAACGTCGAACCAACTCTCTCCGCCAACTCGTCAACCTGAATTGGTTCCTCACTTAAAACCTCACATATACGTTCCTCGTACATTTTATTTTCCTTATAGTTCGCACTCAACTTCGAATCCTCATTTGCCTTCGCGCTACGTTCGTCCAGCTTCGCCAATTCCTCCCGACAACTCTCAATTAACTCCTCACTTATTTCACCTCTAATAACTGCTTCCAATCTCTCTCTACGCGTCATTTCCATCCTCCTTTTCCTCTAACTCCACAAACTTATTTAAGTACCATATGGCTTTCTTTATATCTTCAGTTCCATTTTTAAACCTATGTCTGTAAATATACTTAAATGCATTACAGATACAAAAGTCCTTAACGGCCTCCGCGCCCTGTGTGGCAATCATTACGTCGATTGACTCGTATTTGCCTACGTTGTAATGCGCCGGGTGGTTTACGTTGTCCATCTAACTTTTACCTCCTAAGTTCAACTTTACTTTATAATTAATTATAACTGATTTTTAAAAAGTTGTCAAATTTCACGAAAATTGTAGACGAAAGCTCACGAAATTTGACTTCTTCTCCCGCGCGTGTTATACTTGAAATGTAGGAGGAAACGTAAATGCAGAATAGATTGAAACTTAACTGGGGACTTGAAACCGCACAAGAGCGAGCTCAATTCATCCAGACTTACTTAGTACAGTTTCCAACGCTTACTGCGGCCGAAGCCTCCACAATTGCAGATTATTTACTTTGGGGCAAAGACGAAAACGGTACGCCCATTGGCAAGGATACGGGGTTAGAGACGAAATGGACGAAGACTAACGAAGCAGAATCGCTTGATGCGGTTTTGGAAAATCCTGCCATGAGTAATGCGCAACTATATACGTTGAATGATGCGGTTGTTTTGAAGAAAAATAGAGATGTATTTAATAGGGAAGAGGCACGCAAAGAAGCACCAGAGTTTCTGCGGCCGACTTTTGAGGAATTATGGAAGACGATTGACGAGATTGAATTGGAGATTAACTTTTATGAAGAGAGGATTGGACGAAGAGAAAAACCGCCAAGGGAAGAACTAGTAAATAGGTTTACTGATGAAGAAGTTGAATGTATACGCGCGCGAAGCCGTAAACTTAATCAATATGGGTATTTAAAGTTGAGACATAGGATACGTGAGCTGAGGACAGAACAGTTCACAATTAGGGATTCCTATCGCTCGACCTTTAACATAACCCAATCCATCTATGCGCCGAAGCATAAGAGTTTTGTTTTTGACTGCGATGTGGAAGTTTTGCCATTGGGCGTAAAAGAAGGAGCAGTTGGAGAACTGATTTTTGATAAAAATTTTGACCCGCGCGCACTCAACGAAGAACAACTAAGTTGGATTAGTCGGTTGGTGTGGAAAAAACACAACTGTCAGAGACCAGATAAAGAAATTTTCGATTTCAGAAGTCTAGAAGCAGTTTATCAACTTTATCTTTTTAAAGAAGAGTTCGACGAGCGACTTGAACAAGTTGAAATTGACCACATTGTTGAAAATAATTTAAAAAACCTGCTTGAAACCCTTAGATTCTATGAGGAAATTGCCGACTTAACAGAAGTACAGCGCGAGATTTTAAGACTGAAAGAAAAAAGACAAAAGAACGCAGATATAGCGGGGTACATCAATAGGAAATATGGAAAGAGCTATACTGCGAATTATATAAGTACTATATTTAAGCAAAAGATTATAACTAAGATTAACGAAGCCGCGCAACTCCATCAAGATACGATAGAAAATTGTTTCTTCCCAGAGAATTTTAAGCAATGTGCTTGTTGCGGAAGAATTTTATTGCTTGATGGAAGAAACTGGGTTAAGAAAACTAGAAGTAAGGACGGCTTTCAAAATAGATGTAAGAGATGCGAAAGAGACTTACGAAAGAAAAAGAAGGAGGGTAGTTAGTTGGCTTTTAAAAAGAATAGTCCGGAGAACTTACTTTTGGAGATTATGAAGTTAAATCCAATTGAGTTTCTTGGGATTTGTAAGATAGTTGGGGTTGATATAATGAAGCAAGGAGACGTTACCGTAGAAGATATTACAGAGGCCGACGAAGAGGGCGGCCAAGCGGTCGCGAATATGAAACTTGAAGTAGAACCCCGTGATTTTAATGACATCTGGGAAGACTTATGCGATGAGTTGGAAAAGATGAATAGAGTTAGAAGGCGTAATCTGGGTAAATTAGTTTACGCTGCAACAAAGAAAGAAAAGGAGAAATAGACATGGCTTTAAATCCACATTTTGACATAGATTTTACTTCTAAGAAATGTGTATGCTGCGGCCAGATGAAAGATTCTTTTTCTTATTTGAGAACTAAGTCATTTATGTATCCGAGTGGATATGTAGATGTATGTGTAGATTGTTTGGGTAGTAGATTAGAAAAGTCTGATTATGATTGGCATGTAATGGATAAAATTTGTCAATATCTTGATATTCCTTTTAAGATAGTTAAGTTTGAAGAGCTACGTCCTACGCACTCTGCGCCCGAGCTGTTAAAATCATATAATCTTATATGGTTTACTGAGGAATATGATGATATTGATTGGAGTTCTTATCAAGAAGCTTACCGTGAGTTGGATGCCGCTGGCGCCCTCGACGAAGTCGTACCAGGGCTCTCCGATGAAAAGCGCAGAAAACTTCAAGAGAAATGGGGCTATAATTATGATGAGGAAGCTTTAACTTATTTGGAGAATCTCTATGATGGATTACTGCTTACTCAAAATATTAACGGTGCACTTCAAGGTGACCAAGCATTGAAGATATGTAAGATTTCTTATGAAATTGATAACCGTATTCGTGCGGGAGAAGATTTCGACAAGCTATTAGCTTCTTATGATAAGTTAGTTAAGACTGGCGAATTTACTCCAAAGAATGTAAAGAACGCAAGTGATTTTGAGTCGATGGGCGAATTATGCCGCTGGCTTGAAAAGCGAGGTTTCAAAAATCCATTCTACGATGGAGAAACGCGCGATGTTGTGGATGAGACAATTAAAAATATTCAAAGCTGGAATCAACGCTTATACACTAATGAATCTGGTATTGGCGATGAGATTACTCAACGTATTCAAGCTTTAAAAACTGCGGCCGAACTTGAATCATACTATGACCTTAACGATAGTGAAACAGATTATGACAACTATGAGAATGAGGGGTTTGAAAAGTTGTTCTCTGATGATGAATTCGAGGCTGACCTCAGTGGAGGTGAGTAATGCAAGAGAAGCGAAGAAAAGTTATTCTCTCTGCTCGGCAAGAACTCACTCCAAATGAATTTGTTGAACGAGCAGAGCGCGAGGGCATAGAACTTGAGAAAGGCGCAGTTATTACTAATGAATACTTGGAAAGACACTATGATGAATTATGTAAGTGGGTTAATTTATTTACTGCTTATCCAGACTATTATCTTGATATAATAAAACCCGCAGATTCTGAGTTTAGTCTTTTCTTTTATCAACGATTCACACTGCGCGCGCTCATGCGTTTCAAAGACGTCTTCATCACGGCGCCCCGTGCGTTTTCAAAATCATTCATTACAATACTTGCGCTTTTCTTACAATGTGTATTCATTCCTGGGCGCAAAGTATTCATGACAGCTAATACCAAACAACAGGCTGCACAAATTACAAAAGAGAAAATCTATGAGATATATGACCACTGGCCTTTACTTAAAAAAGAAATTATCGGTTGGGAACTTAGCGATTATCCCGGCAATTTCGGTAAAGACTATGTGACTCTTAAATTTAGAAACGGTTCGGTTTTCGACGTAGTACTCGCTGGCGATGCCGCACGTGGCGGCCGTCGGCAAGGCGGTATGATTGATGAGATACGTGATGGCGATGAAGAAATGATTAACTCAGTAGTAATCCCACTTGTAAACGTATCTCGTCGTTTACCAAACAATACAGTTAACGAAAAAGAACCAAACCAACAGATAATTGCAACAACATCGGCCGGCGCGAAAACTTCATTCGCTTATGACCGTTTAATTGATACTTTCGAAAATGCAATTATCGACCCTGAGCATGCTTTTATGTTCGGATGCGATTGGCGCTTGCCGGCAATGCATGGACTTATTGATAAGCAGTATATCAATAAACTTAAAATGAGTCCGTCTTATAACGCAGAATCATTTGCCACAGAATATTTATCATTGTGGCAAGGGTCTAGTGAAGATGCATGGTTCTCCTATGAGAAATTATCACGCTATCGTAAAATAAAGAATCCAGAAACGCACGCAATTAATAGACCCGATTCTGAACAATTCTACTTAATATCAGTGGACGTAGGTCGAATTTCTGACCAAACAGCAGTCTGCGTTTTTAGGGTTAATATAGTAAAAGGTAAGTTTTATAGTACGTTAGTCAATTTAATCGTACTAGGGCGCACCCCACAAACAAAACCTTTTACCGTACAAGCGATTGATTTGAAAAAACTCATCGCCTTATACAATCCGCGCGAGGTCGTCATCGATACCAATGGTCTTGGTGTTGGTCTCGCCGATGAAATGATAAAGCCGCAGTATGATGAGATGGGTAACATTTTGCCAGCCTATGGGTTTATCAATGACGATGTATATAAACAAATCCAGCCAAAGGATACTCCTAAAATTCTCTATGGAATTAAAGCGAACGGTCCTTTAAACTCTAAAATACACGGCAACTGCTATTCAAGACTCACTGGTGGTCTTGTACGTTTTCTAATAACTGAGCAACAAGCAAAAAGCGCATTGCTCGCAACTAAAAAAGGTCAGAAAATGACCGTAGAACAGCGTGTGATACGATTAATGCCACACGAAATGACAACGAAGTTATTTGAAGAAATGGCTAATTTACGTTTAAAGCGCACCGGCGCGAGTTTAGATATAGTTCTTGAACGAATTAATACCCGTTTTCCAAAGGATAAATATTCAAGTTTCTCCTATGGTCTATGGCGCATTAAGGAACTTGAAGAAGATTACTATAAAACTAGTCATCGAAGGCGCGCGGGTAAACGTCAGTTAGTATTCTTCTCAGGAGGAAGATAATGGATGAACCAATCAAAAGAGATTTAACCTCTTTTACAAAAGCTATAGGCGATATGATAGCAAAGAATGAATCATCCTATAATTTGGCAACTCGTTACGGAAGAAGCAGATATGAAAGAACGAAAGACTATACTTTAGAAGAAATAAATCAAATTATTGATTCTGGTTCTCTTGAAGCTCAAATTATTCTTTCTCGTAACTACTTTAGTAAAGGTGGGTTTTATCAAAGACTACTAATGCATTATGCTACTTTACTCAAATATGTAAGTTTACTAATTCCTCATCCAAGTTTTGGTAAAAATCTCTCCGAAAAATATATTGAGAAAAGGTATCAAAATGCAGTAGAGTTTCTTGATGTAGCTCAGCTTCCAGATTTATTTACTCATATAGCAGTACATGTGTTAAGAGATGGATGCTATTATGGGGTGATTCAAGATGTAGCAGATAAATACATATCTATATTGGATTTGCCTATCTTTTATTGTCGTTCACGCTTTAAGGATAAAGAAGGCAACGATATAATTGAATTTAATGTTACGTATTTTGATTCTATTCACGATAAAGAATATCGGAAGAAAGCTTTAGCGGTTTATCCACGAGAAGTGGTTAATTGGTATAGACGCTATAAAGCTAACAAAGAAACTAATCCATGGTGTTACATTTCTACTGATGTAGGAATTTGTATGTCGTTGGTTGATGATAAACCGATATTCCTAAAAATTATTTCTGCAGAATTAGAATATGATGATGCCAAAGATTTAAATAGAGAAAGAGACTTAGAAGAAATTAGGAAAGTTCTCGTTCAACACATACCTCATCTCACCGATGGCGGCCTGTTGTTTGAACCAGAAGAAGCAGTTGAAATGCATAAGGGTGCGGTCGATATGATGCGTAAGAATGAGAATTTAAGTGTTCTTACAACCTACGCGGATGTCGATGCTATTGTATCTAAATCTGCTAATGACAACTCTCTTAATTCTGTTGATAAGGCTCTTACAAACATCTATGCTGAAGCTGGTTCTAGCAGCCAATTATTCGGCACAGATTCTAACCTGTCATTAAGTACTTCTATTACTAATGACATGGCTCTGATGATGGTACTGGCAAGAAAACTTAACAGACTTATTACATCAATTGTTAATAGGAAATACGGCAATGCAAATATTACATTTACATTTAAAATTTTACCTATTTCTTATTACAATCAAAAAGAATATGTAGAAGAGGCTTTAAAATTAGCCAATTCCGGATATAGTTTCTTACTTCCTGCTTTAGCTATGGACGTTTCACAACGAGAGCTTGGCAGCTTGAAAGATTTAGAAAACGATGTATTAAAACTGAAAGACAAGTTAATTCCATTAAGTACCTCATATACAGAGACAGGAAATGTAGGACGTCCTACGAAAGACGCACAAGATAAAAGTGCAAAAACAGTAGCTAATGAGGAATCATTAGACCGAGGAGGTTCTAATTAATGGATAAAGAAAAAGATAAGTTAACAACTTTTTCTCTTTCCGTTTATGGTGATATTACTAGCTATAATGAAGTTTTGTCTAAAGCAAGATGTCGTATTTTTTATAAGGGCGCCAATCGTAATGGCACTTTTATAACTGACGAGTTCGCTGAACAGTTAATTTCAACACTTCCATATGTGCCCGTTAAGGGCATATATGATACTATGAAGGATGATTTTACAGACCACGGCAGAGAAAGATATGAAGGACGTATTTATGGTATTGTTCCTGAGAATCCAAACTTTGCATGGGAAACACATCTTGACATAGACGGAGTAGAAAGAACATATGCATGTACTGATGTATATCTTTTTACTGGATTATATAAACAAGAAGCTTTTGATATAGTACAGAAATCTCAGTCTATGGAATTATATGCTGATTCTATTGAAGGCGAGTGGCAGTTTATCAATGGAAAAAGATACTTTGTGTTTACTAAAGGTCGTTTCCTTGGTTTACAAGCCCTTGGTGAAGATTACGAGCCTTGTTTTGAAGGCGCCGCATTCTACACATTCGTAGACTCAGTAAAGAATTTAATGACTGATTTACAAGGTACTAATATATTTCAAAAGCAAAACTTGGAGGGAGAAAAACATATGAATTTTAAACTTTCTGATAATCAGAAGTATAATATGCTTTGGACTCTTTTAAATGATAGATTTAACGAAGAAAACGAGTATATTATGGACTATGCTATTTGTGATGTCTATGATGAATATGCTGTAGTTTTCAAGTTTGAAACTGGTGAGTATAATAGAGCATACTATACAAAGAATGACGAGACAGATTCTCTCGCTATTGATAAAATGGAAGTTTGTTATATTGTAGACGTGAATGCAGATGAAAAGCATGCGCTTGATGTTCTTCACGCTATGAATAACAATACTTACGAAAAGATTGATGAAGTTGTGACTGAACTGAACACTAAGGTTGAGGAGTTTACAACTCAAGTTGAGGAATTTAACTCCAAAATTGAAGAGAACGATGCTACAATCGCTACTTTACAACAGGATAATGAAAAACTTCAGAATGAATTAGAGGAAGCCAATAGTAATTATACTGCTTCTTTAGCAACAATTGAGACTCTTACTTCTGAAAACGCAGAACTGAACAGCTTTAAGGCTGATGCAGAACTGAAGGAAAAGGAAGCTGTAATTTCTAAGTACAGTACTCTTCTTGACGAAGATGCCCTTGATGGTTTCAAGGCAAGACTCGATGAGTTTACTAAGGAAGAATTAGATAAGGAACTTGCTTATGCTCTTGTTCAGTCGAAGTCCACAATTTTCACTACAACTGAAAATGGCTTCATTCCAAAGCCAGAGGATAACCTTACTGGAATTGAAGCTATTTTAGCAAGACAAAAGAATAAGAAGAAATAATAAACGGAGGATTTATTATGGCTGATAAAAGACTTGTAATTGACGGTTTTGGTCAATTAGAACTTAACCAGGTATCTTTCCGTAGAGATGGAAGAGTTGAGGCTCAGTGTGCCCTTGATGCTACTGATTTCGCTTCAATTCCGGCTGAGAACGGAATGCTGCTTGCAGTAGATAGGGTCAACAGAACAGTTAAGCTTCCTACTGCTGCTCTTGCTGCAAAGATGCCTATCGCTTTAAATTATACAACAGAGCATATGTATGATGAAAGAGCTAATGCTCTGAAGGACTTCAAGCTGGAGAGAGGTACTTTCCTTCCTAGACTTGGTTTCCTTTCTGTAGGTGAGCTCTTTACAACTAACTGCATCTGCATGGATGAAACTGCATTTGCTAACGAGGCTGCACTTGCTGCTGCTACTACACCTACTGCACTTGCTGCTACTCCGCTTTATGGTGGAATTAGTAATATGGGAGCTATTAAGGTTTCAGCTACAAAGCCAAGTGTTGGTCCTGTGCTGCTTGTAGTAGAGAAGACAACAATGCCGGATGCTCAGTTTGCTCTGAAGTTCCAGGTTCTTGAAGCATAATAGGGAGGTATGAAGAATGACTATTAAAGAAATGAAAGAATTAGCTGTATATGCGGCTAAGGGTCA